ACCCCATTGATAGCATTCTGAACCTGACCGATTGAACAGTTTAAATTAGTAGCCAGATTGTTGATTGCCTGTCCGTTCCCCTGAATTGCACTCATAAGTAACTCCCTTCCTGCATCGTTGTTAATTAAGTTAGGGATACCGGCTCCAGCAAATCCGCCACCGTTTCCGCCATCTCCATTATTTCCCCAGCCATTGCGTCCAAACAATGGGAACAGGAAGAACAGGAAGATTATCCAAAGGAACCATGATCCATCTCCGCCAAATCCGCTGTTGTTCTTTCCTTGCATAGCAACCAACAAGTTCGGATCAATACCTTTCTGTTGCAATAGTGGAGCAAGCATAGCCATCATTCCACTACCACCACCGTTCCCGCCTGACTCCGGGAAAACGTAAGTCTTTGTTTCACTCATATTAATATACAATTATAACACGGTCAATATTAACCGCACCACAAAAGTATATAATAGGAACTGCGTAAATCAGAGCTCATTTTCAAGCGATTTGCGAATATTTTGCAGATATATTGCAATCATTTTGTTTGCCAGTTTACGGCTTTCGAAAGTAGATATAAGGTAACGGATACTAGCGGATGTCTTGTGAAGAAAAGTCGCTATTTGTTCAGGGTATAGCCCGTATTCAGTGAGGAAGAATACTACAATAGAACGGGCGTCAACAACTTCAGTAACTTTACTTGATGAAAGGATCAATTCAGTAGAAACTTCAGTTTCTTTTCCAACAATATTTAGAATCTCGGCAAAAATCTCTGACTTACACATAGTAATTTAATTTTTTGTTGTACTTTTGCCCTTGCCAATCAAACTTACGGTTATTGAAAGAACAAAAGCATGTATAGAAATGTTAAGGACATTATACCCCTGGCACTATCTATGCATGCTTTTGTATGTTTAAAAGTTTGATTGGCGTCAACTTTCAGTGTCGGGGGTTCTTTTAACTCTTCCCCCAAAAGAGCACGTTTGTAAGATAACCGGCCTTCTACTTTACCGGTGTACAAATTAGAGTCTATTTATACCATATTTTCCCTCCCTTTATTGAACATCTTATATACTTTTTTTGTTATTGTTACACTTAAACTTTTCATACCGGTGAGGTCTGTGAAGATATTAGCCGGTTAATTCTTGAGTAATCTAATTATTAACACAATAGCTAACATTATAAGTACGCCAAATGCCCATCCGCCAAGTTCTATCTTTGCCTTCTGCCATCTGGTCAACGCCTTTTCAACCGGATAAGGTATCTGAACACTGTCCGTCTTAATCACGGTATCAATACGGTTAAGATATAAATACTTATATAGATACCGATCTTTATAAGTATACACTGTATCACCCCTGTCTATTACATAAATACTGTCACGCTGATAGATGCTATCATGACGAATACTATCTCTTGTCTTATACTCAGTCTTAATAGTTTCAACCGGTACGTATTGAGTTGTCCTACATCCGGCTAAACACATTGCCGACATCAGCAAGACGATACATGTCAACCGTTTCATAATACCCCCTCTTGCGGAACCGTCCACTCAGGACCACTCAATATATTCCTTAACTCGGACGAATCATGCCGGTACGCGGTCATGTCATCCTCTTCTCTCAAGACGGGATCGATATAATCTTCATGCAGGATAACTTTCAATCCGTCAACAGATCTTCTTGCTTGTGCCGGTACCACAACACCGTGATTCAGGCACCATTCTACTGTTACAATTACGTATTTCATAATTTTCTTATTAACTTTAAGGGAATATTTGTTTGTTCTCCGGGAAGCTCTTTGTGATATTCTTATCGTAGAGGACTTCTATCTCAATAGGATTGTCAATTGCGATTTGAGCCATTATTCCTAAATTATAAATCCCATCACTCAATGAAATTGCCGGTATATCGTAAACTCCATCTTTAGATATAGGATAAGTCCAAGGGTCTTTAGTTGAATCAATCATCATTCCCATTAATCCAACTGCCCAATTACCTTCACCAACGCTATACTGATTAAGCCCTGTGACTTTTATTTTGTAAGACGGTACTTCAATAGGGTCTCCTGTATCTGCTTCGGGATTCATAGCTACCGCAATAGCACCGTTAAAGGTTTCAGCTGTGCTATATACAACAATTTTATTTGTTGTAGCTTCGCCACTGGCAAATTCAGGATAATCAACGGCTTTATATGCAAAGTTATCAAAGTTCAATGCAAACACTGGATTTGGAGTACCATATTTCATGACGTTGATTTCTTTCTGAATTTCTTCAGCAGTGAGTATCTCGCTATAAATAGCCATTTCATATAGAGCCATAGAAAGATAATCTCTAACTGTATTTTCATACCTTGCTGCAAGATATAAAGGCACATCTACATTTTTAGGAGTATCGCTAACAAATGCAGAATAATCATTTATAATTTTTCTGTTCATAGTAGAACCCCAATTTTCAAGGGTATTATTATAGAACATAACACATTTATCAACATAAACGTCATTATAAGTATCAAATACAGTATTCCATCCTCCATGTATTGAAATAGGGACATATTTAACTATAACAGTTCCTATCTTATATCCTACCTTATCAAGTTTCAGATAATCGTCAACGCCATCCGTAACTATTGCTCCTTCATATTCTGGAATTTGCTGTATAGTTACATTTTGAGATAAGGCGTTCTGTACAATGAAACCAACACTATAAGTTTGAGTATTAACTACACTCTTAGGTAAATCATATTCTCCATCTGAGGGAATTGCCATTAAGACTCTTGCTCCATCATTAGTAGGTGAATACCCATAAGCAAGTTGGTTATTGGCTGTAAGTCCTGTCACTCTTATTCTTGTAGCATTTAATTGACTATTCCCGTATTTTGAAAGTATCCAATTATTGGCCGGAACAAAGTTCATTATCGTAACAGAATGATCATCCGTTACGAATACATTCTGCGCTTTATTATAAGTTAGGTAATTCTCCTTAAATAACCCATAACCACTGCCTAAGCTCCAACCGAAGTTATACGCGGTCAATAATTCACCTTTTATTCCCTTGATAGTATTCCTATCTTTATCAAAATTGCTCTTACCTTTAAAGTTCCAATAATCTACAAGGGACGGGTGAAAAGGAGAAGTTTGCCCTCCCTTTGAAGCTGATCCAAGACGTATTCCCCTAACCTGAGCCGTGTTAATGCCAACGCGGTTAATCTTTACCTGATTGATTGAAACTTTCATTCCGATACAAGAATTTTAGCCAAAGTAGGCTGTGAGATAGACTGCACTTTGATATACATCCCGGGAATCACTCCTGTAATAGCAACATCCATTGTGCTACCCACATAGTTATATGATCCGAAAGGAACGTAATTTGTATTCGTCATACTCTGAAACAGAGAGACAACGTTATTCTTATCTTCACTTGCAAATTCAAGATGAAGGCCTGCATCCGATTGAAGTTGCACAGGGTCCGATACATAAGCTTCACCATGTTTGCTGAAAGTTAAATCTGTTAGAGCCATGTTACTTTGAATTTAAATAGTTAATAATACCTTCTATGTGAATATTTGCCACAGTCCGCTTGCCCTCAGCCGACAATAAGAACTCCACATCTTCCTTGTTGTCCTGGAAGAAGTTCTCTGTCAGTACAGCGGGGCAGTTCGTATCCCGGCAAATAGCCAAGTTCTGCACCCAATAGTCCACATCCGGAGTCTGTTTGCGTACTGTCACATCTTTACCTTCCGCTACTTCCGCAAGGGAGGAAGCCAACCTTTTGCTATTAAAAGAAGCATTATCACTGACATATACACCCCATCCCCGAGCATTCATCCAACTTGTCCCGTTACCGGCCGCATTACAATGAATGGATACCAGAATAGCGTTTTTTTGAGAATCGCGATAAATATTATTAGCACGTTTGCAACGCTCAGACAATGGAACATCCACGTCCTCCTTCACAATGCGTTCCGCGTCAACACCATGCTTTCTCAGCCCGAAAACGACCATATCCGCTATCTCTCTGGAATAAGCCCACTCACGCAACCTTCCGTCCGGTGAACGTTTCCCGGGAGTGTTTTCACCGTGTCCGTTGTCAATTAGAATTTTCATACTCTTTCCTCCTTATTTTCTTTTCCTCTTTATTTATTTAATATTAACTTTGCAAAAAAATTAGATTTTTATGGATATATCTGAACTAATTAAAAGCTATAATACAGAACAGAAAAATGTTTTTACCGGCTTTTGCATACAGCTTCCATTGATTTTCACTATACTATATTTATATATTCCGCAATTCAATAATTTAGATATCTATTTGCAGATTATATTTTCTGCTACGGCTTCCATTTTATCTATATACTATTCATTTGCAATGCTCTGCTTATGTTCTGTATTAGCAAAACGTAGATATAAACTTGAAATCCTAATACTCATATGTCCAATGTTAGCTGCATCTTTTTACCTTATACGTTCACCGGAAAACTATACACTTGGACACGAATATGCTTTATCAACCTTTCTTAGGTCCTCTGCTATTACTTATACCCCTATTGCCATTATCGGTTTTATCATTCGTAAATGCAAAGAATATGACATAAAGCATAAAGGGAATTAGATATACTAAATTTAAATTCATTTCTTGTCCTCCTCCTTTTTAGTTATCACCTCTTTTAAATCTTCTTTCTCTATCTTGAATACCTTTTTAGCAAATAACCCAATAGCTACTATCAGATTAAAATCATAGCCCTTGGGCTTAAGAATATTCGATATGATAGAGCAACCTTCGATAAAGCAGACAGATAAGCAAGCAAATATATCAATGTTATATCTTCCACCACTGGCCTCGTTTATCATCACCACCATGATTACAAAGCTAAAATAGGTAACCATCTTACCCATTGTAGCCCGCCAAGCCCTACTAAACCTCACGCGCTCACCCATCAACAAGCTCTTCCTGCATCCCGTAGCCAAATCACACAGTATTACAAAGAACATAGTGATCAACCATGGGATCATGTGCTCTATAGCTTCCATTACGAAACTTCCGGCTACAGGAGCAAACAGACCAGAAGAGAATTGATGTATTGATTTGTCTTGCATATTTGTCTTTTTAAATAATAATACTACATTTGTAATCAGATTACATAATTAGATTAAAACTAGATAAATGCGTGAGCCTATCTTGCCTGTGAAGGTGAGGTGGGCTTTTTTATGCTATGACTTATCGCCGGTGATCTGGTCAATGATCTTACGGATATCAGACATATAACATTCAAAGTTCTTCGTATAGATAAAACTAACAGTAGTTATCTGCGGAGTTGGAACAGGATCAAATCTGACCTCTCCCAACTGCACCTCTCTGATCTCTTCGTGTGTGCCATCTCCATCAGCATTCGGTACCGTTTCTGTTGCATTATCGGTTACACCGACAAATATCGACTGTTTGTTACCATTGATTGAAGTATATCTGATCGAATACTTCACGGTCGGAATACTTAAAGAAGTTCCTTCAAAGCTATTTACTTCTGTTGTACCAGTAGCTACAATTTTAATCTCTTCGTTCATAACATTTTAATTTTAAGTTTATAATAAGTTTATTCTTTGTTTTGATTCAAAGCTGAATCCAGCAATTTGAAGAGGGGAAACTTTATATAAGCAAAGAAAATCTGATCTGATAATCCTCTAATCAAATCAACGTTAGATTCATCTACTTCAACTTCACCTTCAAAATATATTTTCCGGCCTAAATCCTGTTCCTGGATATCACGCGCATTGAAATAAATAGCATTACCTAAGTCCTTGCTTACGTCTCTGTAATCAATCACTCTCTCCGTCCCGACAATGTTGCCCTCAGAGTCTCTCTTCTCAACCTCTTTCATCAAGACGTTGCCTTCGATATCGTAAACCACGATCTTTCTAAAATCTATTTTCATACTCTATATATTTATATTAAACTCCACAATAATTTAAAATCCAGTATGTCCCATCAAAGACAAACATAAATAGGTCTGAGTTATTACCTAAAGTAGCTGACGATAATACTTTGTTTGAGTAAATACTATTTGTTCCACCATAAATAGTTACACTTCCATTCCTTCTACGAACATAGATAAATCGCCCAACCTCTGGATATCCTGGAAGGGTCACATTTATACTACCAGAATTAGTACATACAACAAAGCAATCACTACTATCCAAAGCGATAGATGATGATATAACCCGAGTTCTAAATATTAACCCCTGAGTCATCTTGACGATACCATTTGTAATCAACTTACTATTGATATTGACTGCTACGGTGCCTGCAAGATTTATATTTGTACCGTTCAAATCCACATAGCTATTACCTGATGTAGATATAGATGCTCCACCGTCATTACGAGTTATAGTAATCATCTGAGGTATTATAATAACCTGACCGGAAGAATTTTTCATCGTAATCACAGTAGATAGTCCATCTGAATACAATCCGTTATCTTGAATCGTAAAATACCCAATTTGAGCACCATTCGTTACCGTAATGTTTCCTGTTGTAATTCGACCAGCCGCTAAGGCATTGGTAACGATTGCGGTTGCATCTATCAAGTTCGTTCGAATCAATCCACCATTGATAATTGTTTTACCCTGAGTAGCATACGAAGCCATTTGGTCATACGAAGAGTATCCGAGTTTCGTTGCGAAATCATTCTGCAAGTTACGCATAGCGGTAGCGTCCAAGAATCCCTGCGGTCCTTGAGGTCCTTGTGGACCAGTTGCACCCTGAGGACCCTGTGGCCCTGGAAGCCCTTGCGGACCTCTATCTCCTTGCGGACCTTTAGCACCGGTATCTCCTTTAGGCCCCTGAGATCCCTGTAGGCCCTGCGGGCCAATAGGACCAATAGATCCGGTAGCACCAGTAGCACCGGTAGGTCCAGTTGGACCTTGGGGACCCTGCGGGCCTTGTGGTCCTGTATTACCCTTGAAATTTTGCTGCTCGGATGCCGACAAGCCGGAAAAAGTAACCATGCCTGCAATACTGATATCTTTCCCGAATATATTGATAGCACCCGGCTTAATAGTGATTCCCGTTTTTAATTCATCCTTTGTAGGAGTGTCATCAATAGAGCCGGCGTCATAAACCGTGGCAAAGGCAAGGTACCAGGTGACGGGTAAACTGCCATCACCTCCCGCTAAATAAAAATAATTAGTAGAAGAGAATGTACCACTTGAACCACACTTGACATATAATGCATATTCCTCCCAGTCGCCAGTCCCGACATTGTTGGTGAGCCATTTTGATGTACCACCGTTACCCGTAGAGTTTGTAGCCCACTCAATTCTATATCCAACAGGAACCCATGCAATAAACCGAGTTATAAATACAGCATTGGCGCGTGTTTGAGTGCCAAAAGTAAACCCACCTAAACCCGGTTCTACAGCCCCAGACGTCGTAATTTTAATTTTATATCCGGATTGATTAGGCAAATTAATATCTGCCACTCTTTCAACTGCAACCATACCATTACCACTATTATTGTAGGTTCCAATGCCGTTCATCCCGCTCCTAAACTCCGGATCACGATTCAACATCTTACCCTTGCTCATAGCAAGGGCAATCAAACGTGCATTACCCGATACCGTTGATACAAGGTTAATATCCGTCTTGGTCTGAGAGATCTCAGTGCCCTGATTGGATACAACCTGTCCGAGAGCGTCAAAGTCGGTTTGGGAGACTTTGCTTTCAATTAACCCTTTCGTAACTTTTATCTCTGAGTCGGTGTAGGTCTTGGCAATGTAGTTAAGATCTTCTGGGGCTGGGCTCCAGGTTACAGGAGTATTGGTTTCAAATATTCCAATACGCAAGTAAGTCGAGACAGAAGTACCATAAGAACCCAATATGTATCTAATAGCCTTTGATGTAAGGATGAAATTGTTTCCTATGCTGTCATTAAATACCGACATGTCCTCGCTTGTGCCATCAGTGTATACGATCCGCAAAAAGATACTTCTTGTGCCATTAGGAATTGTAGATGATAGAACAGAATGATCTATAAACACATAATACCTTTTTTGAGGGTCATAGGTCAAACCGAACATATCCTTATTAGCATTATACGATTCTGAGTGTAAAATCCCCGGTAGCATTAATATTGTTCCATCATCGTCATAACGTGAAGCATATGTAAATCCTGCTTTTACAATGTTACTATAAGAGCATAAGTTCTTAATACCTACTCCCCGCTCGCTTGCAGACGGAATCCACTGCGTTACACCTACATTGCTATCTGCTAAAACGGCCCAATGTATAATTGAACCATAATTTCCATTCTCAAACTGATAGAAACTTATGCCATCTCCTGATAAAATGCGTGCTATTTCGACTCTCTTAGATTCAATTATTCTTTCTCCACGAGTTTCAAATTGCGCAATTTTAGAAGAACCAATATCCGAAAATGCACCAATACCCCAATTGTTAGCACCAAGAGTATAACAAAGGGTTAAAGTATACTCTTTACCAATCTCAGGCCTAACATCATACCTATATTCTGCAACTCTATATGACGGATTTGATGTTTCAATATTAGAACCTTTCAGCAAGTTAACATCCCCCACCTTTATTTTACTCACCTCACCCTTCACAGCCAACGTAATCTGCCCGGGCAAAGCCTCCATAATCGTGTCAGTCTCAATCTTAACCTTTTCCCCAACATAAGAGTATGAAGCGGAGTTTATCGCATCTATAATTGTCCGCTGCTGGTCATAATAAGCCTGTTGAAGAGTCTTGAATGAAGCGCTAACCGGTATGTTCTCTGGCTCGCTCGCCGAATGTGTTTCAAGCACATGATAGTAATCGTTGAAAGCATTCCGATAAGCAACGGTATCAATGCCATACCGTGTTGCATTAGCCAGAATAGAATCTCTTTCTGCTTTTAATGCCTCCATTTCCTGCTTTAACGCGGTCTTTTCAGTCGGGGATATTACACCATCATCTGCCCAAGTGTTTAATCTGTCCTGAGCAGCTTTCGCATCGGTTTTGGCGATGTCTATTTCCTTGTTGGTTGACTCAAACTCCTGCTCGATGGTCTTTCCGTTGCGAAGGATGAAGATGCCTTTGAAATAACCGTTATTTGTA